CTTTACTGCTTAATTTTCCCTTTTCTATTAATTTTTTAATCAATAAAATATCATTATCTGTTAGTTTGTGATTCCAACTATTATTTCCGATATATTTACCTTTTAATCTTTTACTTATTTCTTCACCAAATCCTTCTCTTTTTGGTTTTCTCATATGCTGTTTGCCCTCTTCGCTTCTGGGCTTTCTCATTTTTATTAAAGATTCTTCAGTATGGCGTTTTCCGTAAAATGGATTATTTATTCCATTAGATTTTTCTCTTTTTTTCTGTTTTGTTTCTTCTGTTTGTAATCTACCAATTGCTCTTTTTCTTATTTTTTGTTTTGTTATTTCTGAATGGTGTTTATTTTCATGCCCACCTGTTTCTAAATTATACCCATTCGGAGCCAATGTATTCAACTCTTTTATTAAAAACTGTTCTGTCCAATCCAAGTCTTCTTCAACACAAGAAAAAGAAATCCATTTAAAGTTTTTGATACCATATTTTTTAATCGCTCTCGTTAAAATACAAATTTGTTTCTTTTTTCCGCACTTGTGTCCCGCTATTCGTTCTTTTAATTTTCTCGTTGTTTGCCCCACATATCTCATTCCATTTAAGAGATTAATACCAATATAAATCGTTCCAAGTTTTTGATTCATCTTCAACTCCTTATCCAAGTCAGATTTAATAGTGAAGTAATCCGAAATGGGATAAGCATTTCGAAAAGGGAATGACCCCTGTCCTACACTATTATTTATTGTTTTCATTAAAATTTTTCTTGTAAAAATAACTCTTCGTAGGCGGTTTTTAAATGAATTTTTCTCCCCAAATCTGACTGTTTCCACAAATACCTATAGACGTTGTGTACATCGGCCATTTTTTCTCCGATAATATCTTTAACCTGCCAAGGATGTAATGTTTGAACCGAAGGAAAGTCTTTAAAGAGGAGAGAATAATAAGTCCCAACTATAACCTTTCCATATTTTTTAATGAGTTCGGGAAGTATTTCTTTAAAACAAATAGTATCCCCAATACCCGCATCAATTTGGAATATTTTTCCATCGGGTTTAATAGACCAACTTTGTAATTTACGTTTGAAAATTTCTTCATCATGTGTCCAAAGTTCGGGATTGGGATTAGACCGTATCCCGCCGTTGGGGTTTCTAAAATGCCAAATCTGGGCTGAAGTTGTAACAAGAAGTTTCCAACCTCTGCGGAAATATTCGTGTGTAAATATACTTTCTTCTCTATGGGCAACATCACTCAGGGAGAGACAAAAATTAATATCTTCTACTTTGCGATATAAAAAAGAAGAATAAAGATGTTCGACTTCAAACACTTGGCCTTCTTTCTGTTTCATCCATTGTGTATTCTCTTTTGTATATATTTCTGAAATTTTATTATTATTAACATAACCCTCTGGAGCCAATTGCGATTGTTTAGGGTCTAATACTAAACAACCGACAGCACCCACACCATCGGTCATTTGTTCCATTAATTTTTCCAAAACATTAGGTTCTAAATATTCATCATCATCGACCCGAAACACAAACTCTGTCTTGGCTTTGTCGAGGACAATCTGATGGCTGAAGTGCTGACCCTTATGTTGCCCAAAGATGACTTCCCATTCAATACCCTTTTTCGACAACATCGAAAAGAGGTATTGATACATCGGGTCATCTCGCAAGTCTGTCATCTTACCGTCTTCCTTGGGGTCTGAATCGTCCACGATGATAAGTTTTCTGATGGGGTAGGTCTGCATCATTACTGACAGCAATGTTGTCGGGAGCGTGGAGAAGTAGCGGTTCTTGGTGGGGATGCCGACAGTTACTTCGTATTTTTTCTCGTTCTCCTTTTTGCGCTCATATCCTAATGTTCGTAGTCTTGGGTCGGCGGGTCTATCCTGAAAAATTTCCACAAAGCCCTGAGCGGTCAGAAATTTTCTCAACCCTTCTATCAACCCGAACTGCCCTTCAGTTTTATGGACATTCTCGTGCATTTCAATACGGATGGAATCAATCTTCGATAGAGCATGAAACGATGCCCCATAAAATAAATCGTACTCAGCACCTTCGCAATCCACTTTCAGAAAGATGGGTTTATCGTTTCCTACTTGTTCCACCAAATAATCAAGGTTAACAGTTCTTACTATATTTGTAGAGTTGTCTGTTGCGGGTTGAGAATATACTCTTCCGTCTGTCTTGTCGAACTGTGGGAGATGCACCATTTCGACTTCTTCCCCTTTTCTTAATCCAACAGCCATCGGCAAAAGAAAAATATTTTCCTCGCCTTTTGTATTTTCAGATAGAGTGAGAAGGGTTTCAGTATTTGGCTCAACAGCAATAATTTTTGCGGCTCCGTATTCCTCAGCCAACAAGGTAAATATTCCCGTATTGGCTCCGACATCAATGACATTTTTCCCCCAAATATCTTTTTGCGATACATGATAGCAATTATTATCCACGATTTCCTTGAAAATTAAGGGGTTTTGTGTTTTTAAATTCTGTCTATTGACTAACGGCATTGGGTTTAAGACATTGATGGTCTTCTTTTCTAATTCCATGAATTGTTCTTTTGTCATTTTTGCATCTCTAGCGTAATGAAATGCCCAACCATTCTTCAAATCGGTTTCGCTAAGTCTTGCCGCTTCCCTTTTGTTTCTTTCTATGAAATTATCAAAATCTATATATTTAAAATGTAAGAGGTATAAAGACTCGTCTGATTTTTTTATCGTTCCTGTAGGATTTGCCTGATGGCAACCTACTTGGTAATTTACGTCTACCTTTGCGGGGTTGAAAACCGAAAGTTTACTCAACCATTGCGGGTCGTGATATCCTCTTCTCACTATGTCATAAATTTGACCTGAGTATCCATAATCAAACTTTTCGGAAACCATCTGAAACCCCTTAATAGTAGGGATTGTGATTCCATTGCGCTTAAATTCTTCTAACTTTTCTCTCAATTTTGGATGATGAATGAACTCATCCATATCCACTACAATAACCCAGTCATAATCATATCGATATTTTTTCCATGCCTCATTCCTGAAATCAGTCAAGTGTTGATTGTTCATTTTGTCTTCGGGAACAGAAATAATTTCAACCTTATTTGAAGCCTTTAGTATTTCAAGGGTTTTATCCGTAGAGCCGCCGTCATAAATTAAAATCTTATCAGCAATGGTTTCATAGTGTCGTAGAAAAAATGGGGCAATAAGTTCTTCGTTACGGCAGACTGCCATAACCAATACACTTAATTCCTGCCCGTGCGAACCAAGCACTTCTGGTTCAAATACAGTAGGTAATTCGTCAAAACATGCTTTGGCAAACCTAAAGTCATTTCCAATTTCCTCTGTTTCTTTCCACACTAGCGCATGTTTTTTGGCAATATCTAAGCGAACCATCATGTTCAAAGTATCAATTTGAAAAAATTCAGGCTTGCCTTGATGTCCGACTTCGGGAATATCTCGACCCGTTTCGGAATGATGAATTTTACACCATGCTCCTCCAACATCCTTTAGGAATGTGGCCTGCCAAAGATGAAGCAACCATTCGGGTTTTACGGTATTATCAGAATCTAAAAACACCACCCATTCCTTATCACTCGCTTCCAACTCATTCAGTATTTTAATACGCTGACCATCCCCGTAATGATTGTCGGGTGGGTCGAGAAAAGAATATTCAAGTTCAGGCGGGTTTGGTAATGTGGCCCAATCTTTCTGCGCCTGCTCGACAATTTCCTCAATTTTTTTGTCTTCGCCGTCTGAAACGATATAAGCCTTGAACTTCCAATAGTGTTGATTTTTTAAATCCCCCAAAACTTTTTTAAGTCGTTCGTATCTTTTGTAAACGGGAACTACGATATGAATTTTTTCCCAATATTTTTCAGCCAACAAATTTCTATTTTTCGCAGTTTGGTTCTCCCAATCTTGGCGGGAAAATAATTCTCCTGAATGCATTGTATTTTCAGCAGAGTGGGATATTGGAAAATTTCCCACGGACTTATGTTGTGTCTTATCAAAGCCATTGATATAAGAATAAATTTTATAACCTGCTTGAAGTGTGCGGATTGCCAAATCAACATCATCATTAAATCCTATCCCAAATATCGGGTCAAGGCCACCGATTTTGTCGATGACTTCCATCTTAATCATTTCGCAGAATCCCAATGGAAAATCGATTCCAGTAGAAGGGTCAGGTAGAGATTTCGCTCCGACTATTCCCATCTTGGGGTCTTTGCGAAACGGGGTCAAAAGAAGTTCAATCCAATCCTTAGAATGCATTACGGTATCGTCATTCAGGAAAATAACGTAATCCTGTTTGACCTCCATATTTTTTTCATGTTGTCGGATGTCCCTTAATCCTTGATTGATTGCCCCTACATACCCCAACGGCTCATTTTTCCAATCGAAAAAAATGGATAAGTTCTCCTCACGAAAAGACCCAATAAAATCCTGAAGCCTTTCGTCTTTTGCACCGTTTACCATCAGAAAGAGAGTTATATCCCCCGACTTTAAATCGGTGTTGGCTACTATGCTTTCCACGCAAGGTTTCAATGCCGTATCAAAATTAATCGCACAAGTGGGAATGAGAATTGTAACTTTCTCGTTCATTTTATTTGAACTCCTTTTTTAAATTCTTTTCTGTCTTTATTCTTTCTTTTTGTTTAGAATTGCCAAGGCGATACTCGTTAGGGCTGTTACTAAAGAGCCTATGAAGGTGAGATACATTTGAGTTGTTGCCCTTTTTTCTTTCTGTTCTTCTAGTTGGGAATTTTGCAACTGCTCATTTTTCATCTTATCCAATTCGGCCCTTACTTTATCTCGTTCGGCAATAGCAGACTCAAGTTCGTTTTTTAATTGGGATTCTTGCGACCTTGTTTTGATTCTGTCCCGAAGCGTCTCAATTCTGTGGTCGGTGTTTACTTTTTCCCTAAGCAATTGCTTTTCTTGAGAGGACAAAGCCCGAACTTCCTGCTTGACGATTTGCGGCCTAGTTAATGTTAAGAGTTGGACAACCCCTAGTACAG